TGCAGAGGAGATGTCTCCTGATTCTGCGATTTCACCTGCATTGTTTGTGAAAGTTGTCTCTTCAAGATATACATATGCGTTTTGAGTTGTTGATATTTGGTCAAACAATCCAATAACAGCATTTGGGTCTCTTAAAGCTGTTTGTAATATTCCAGGTGCTCTTAATGACTCTGGTGGATAACCTGTGGTATTTAAAGTAGTTTTAAATTCTGCTGAAGAGTCAACGCCTTTAACGCCATTATTAACATATTGGTTATAAGCGTCAGTCTCAACGAACTGTTCACCGATTGTTTTTACGCCTGCTGATTGCTCAACTTGTGGAATTTCGTTAGCAACTTCGTTGTTAACTTCCATAGCTTTTTCATTAGCAGCTTTAGATTCTTCAATCTTTAGCTCATCTAATGAAGCAGCAAGTTCATCATTTAACCCTTTGATTTTATTCTTTTGGTCAGATGTGTACTTACCATCTTCTGCAGGAGCATCAAATACGGATTTAAGTTCTTCACGAGATTTAGCAATTTGCTCTTTAAGCTCTTGTACTTTACTCATACTGTATTTATCTCCTAATATTATTACTTATACTTCGTCGTCAGTAATCTCAACATCAACAGCTTCAGCCATTAATCTTTGAGACTCTGCCCACACTTCGTCTTCAAGGTCTTCTTCGTCAACTGATTCAGTGTTATCTACAGGTACTTCAGTAACTTCTTCTACTTCTTCAGATTCAGCAGGATTCTCTACTTCTTCCTCTGGTTCGACAGCTACTTCTTCAGTATCGACTGAATCTGTTGGTTCTTCTACAACATCTTCAATCTCTGCTTGTTCTTCGTCTAAGTCTTCTAACTCTAAAGCACCTTCGGTTCCGACTGTATCGATAAATTGGTCTATTTCAACCCATGCATCTTGTAAGTCATCTTGAACAGCCCTTAATGCTTCAGTAGCCTTGACTCCTAATTTCCTTCCATCTTTTGCACGTAACATCGCAATGGCGTTAGTTCGTGTCATTAAGTCATGCAACGCAGCAAGCACGTCTTTGACTTCTTCAGAAAAAGATTTATCTTTTTCAGAAACTTCAATGTCAGCAGATTTTTCCATATCTTTTGCACATTTACCTGTTTTGTCATAGTCACAGGAACCATATCCCTTGCTACAACAATCACAGTGTTCTGCATTTGCATCATGTGCAACTACTTCTTCTGCTGGTTTATCTTCAGCTGGTTTTTCCTCGCTAAAAGATTCTGAGCTTAATAAACTTTTCTCTCTAGCCATTTCCTCTAATAGCTCAGTATTAGACTTTATAGCCATTGTGTAGGTTTCTTGATTTGCACCTACTAGAACAGGAGATACTTCATAGACTGATAAATCTTTTAAGTATCTTGCGTCAACATCCTTATCACCGCTCTTGAATTTACCTCTTTCTGAATCGTTAACTCTATATCCAAAAGACCATTGTTGCAGGTCTCCCATAGCCTTAACTAAGTTATAAGCTTCTTTTCCAGATTCTGTATCCATAAAAAACTCACCTTCAAATGTGGCTTTATCTTTATCTTGTTTTATTGAACCTTTACCAATTGGCATATCCCATTTATGAGCCCATACCATTGGAACTGAACCTGATTTAAATCCTGATTTGATAGCTTCTGGAACGACAACATCGCCATCGCTATCTAATGTATTGAAGACTGAGAATACAGCAGAAACTTTTCCTTCTTCTTCTGCTTTAAATTCTAAGTCGATATTTTTAATTTCACTCACGAGTGCATCTCCTATATAAACTGTTAACAGATTTATTTAGGTGCATATATTAAAAGATTAACAAAAGTCTTTAAAATGCGTGGTATTTATCTTAAGGTGTGTTTGGGTTCTCTACTTTATTATTTACTTCAGCCATCTGTTTTTTAGATGAGAGTGGATGACTTGAAGGCAATAAATCAGTATCGTATGGCTTTCTCTTAAACTTCTCATTTTTCAAAGCAAACAAGAACCCATTAACTCGTGCTAATCCCCATTGTTCTTCAGAATTAACACTTGGTCTTACTGAACTAGGGTTAGTTCTATAAGCACCTACACCCCTATTAAAAACTGATACTAACATTCTCTTTGTTGCTTTATATTTTGGATTACTAGAATTATGGTCTTCGACTTTTTTATCTAGTGCTTTAGAGATTGCAGTAGTAACAGCTTTAGAACTATATTCATCAGCAATTTTCATTGCTAGTTTTCTAGCTTCTTTTCTTCTAGCGTTAACAACTTTTTTCTGGTCGTTAATTACTTTTTTCATAGCAGGAACACCCATATTTAAAACACCACCCCATTTAATAGCGGCAACAACACCAGCTAATCTGTTATTGTTTTGATGTCTTCCCATAAAGCGTTCTCTTCTACGAACCCAGCTAAGTACTGATTCACTTCTATCGCCAGATTTATATTTAGACCATCTAGCAAAAGCATCATTACCTGTAAAAGAGGTAGGAGGATTTCCACCATTACCACCTCTTCTCCATATTTCTGGATAATCTTCTTTCAAACTTTTTGCGTAACCATAAGGAAATTGTTTATATTTAGAATTAGAAAGAGAAACTTGTTGGTCATCACCAGG